ATGCTGACCGACGCGGCGGTGCGCAAGGCGGTGCGAAAGGCCGAGGGCTACTACCTCGGCGACGGCCGTGGGCTGTGGCTCTACGTCTCGCACACGGGCGGCAAATTCTGGCGCCTGCGCTACACGATCGCCGGGCGCCGGCGCATCCTGTCGGTCGGCGAGTACCCGTCGATGGGCCTCGCCGACGCCCGCGATGCCCGCGACGCGGCGCGCGGGCAGGTCCGCGCCGGCCGCGATCCCCACCTCACCAAGGCCGCCGCGCGCGTCGCCAGCGGGGCTGCGTCCGCCGACACGTTCGAGGCGATCGCGCGCGAGTGGCACGGCAAACAGACGCCGGTGTGGAGCGCCCGCCACCAGGCCGACGTCATCCACTCGCTCGAGGCCGACGTGTTCCCGGCGCTTGGCGCGCAGCCGATCCGCGACATCACGCCGCCGATGGCGCTCGCCGTGATCCGCCGCATCGAGGCGCGGCCGGCGTTCGAGATCGCGCACCGCGTGCGCCAGCGCATGAGCGCGGTGTTCGTCTACGGAATCGCCACTGGCCGCGCCGTCACCGATCCAGCCGCGATCATCCAGAAGGCGCTGTCGCCGGTCGTGCGCACGCACCTGCCGGCATCACGATCGCTCGACGAGGCCCGCGAGGTGCTCGTGCGCACCGCCGCGCTGCCGGCTTATCCCGTCACCAAGCTCGCGATGCGGCTGCTGGCGCTGACGGCGGTGCGCTCAGGCACACTGGTCGCGACGCCGTGGGCGGAATTCGACGCTCTCGATGCCGCAGCGCCGACGTGGACGATCCCGGCGGCGCGGATGAAGTTGACGGTCGAAGGCAAGCGCGACGGCGGCCGCGATCACGTCGTGCCGCTGGCGCGTCAGTCGGTCGAGATCCTCGATGCGTTGCGGCCGCTGACGGGCGCGAGCCCTTACGTGTTTCCGAACGTGCGACTGTTTCATCGGCCGCTGACGACGGCGGCCCTGCTGTCGATGGTCAACCGCGCCGGCTACCAGGGCCGGCATGTGCCGCACGGCTGGCGCAGCACCTTCTCGACGGTGATGAACGAGTGCCGTCCGCGCGATCGTCACATCATCGATCTCATGCTGGCGCACGTCCCCAAGGAGCGCGTCGAGGCGGCGTACAACCGCGCCGAACATCTGGCGCTCAGGCGCGAGATTGCGCAGGCGTGGGCCGACCTGTTGCTCGCCGGGATGCCGCTGGCCGTCGATCTGCTGCTCGGGCGTCGGAAATAGGGGTCGACGCCGGCAGCGCCGCGATCCAGGCGTCGATGTCGCTCGATGTCCAGCGGACGACGCTGCCGAGGTCGCGCGGGCGCGGGAACGTCCCAGCTTTGATGCGCCCATAGATCGCGGTGCGCTTCAACCCGACGCGCCGCATTACCTCGGCGATATTCAGAAGGGATTCACTCATCTATTCACCCGCATCGGCATGATGACGTGGATGTCGCCGCTCTCGCCGTCGATCAAGCGCCACGCGTCGTTGGTGTTCTCGTTCTCGAGTGCGACGGTCGCCGCGCTCATGGTGCCGAGATGGTCGAGCAGGTAGCGGCCGTTGACGCCGATCTCGATCGCGCCGCCCGACACCTCGGCGTCGACGGCATCGACGCTGTCGTTGTTCTGGCCGACCGCGCGCAGGCGCAGCTCGCCCTCGGCGAAGGCGATCGCGACGAGCGGCATTTTGTCGTCCATGATCGCCAGCACGCGCGCGAGTGCCGCGCGCAGATCTTCGCGCTTGAGATCGGCTGAGTGCTTGCGCGCGAGCGGCGGGATGACGCGATCGAGATCGGGGTAGGTGCCGTCGACGAGCTTGGTCGCAAAACGCCGCGATCCGGCCGTGATGGCGAGCCGCGACGTCGAGATGCCGATGGCGATATCGCCGTCGGCGCCGTCGAGGATCTTGGCGATGGCGCCCTGGGCATCGCGCGGCACGGTGACGGTCGGCATGTCGGCGAGGCCCGGCGGCAGCTCGGTCGTGACGCGGAAGGCGCGGTGGCCGTCGCTCGCCGTCGCCTGCAGCCGGCCTTTGATGGCCGCAAGATGGACGCCGCGCATGTAGTAGCGGGTGTCGTCGACGGCGTTGGCAAACAGCGGATCGACGAGGATGCGGCGGACGACGTCGGCCGGCAGCGTGCCGGAAAACGACGTCGCGGCGTCGAAGGTCGGGAAATCATCGGCCGGCAAAACCGAGAGCCGCGTGCGCGAGCGGCCGGCGGCAATCGTCATGCGCGGGTCGTCGGGCGTCGGCTGGATCGTCACGTCGCTCTCGGCCGGCAAGCTCTTGACCATGGCGGTCAGCGCGTCGGCGGGAAACGCCGCGGCGCCGGGACTGACGATCGCAGCCGACGTGGTGTCGGACGCCATGGTGTCGAGCGAGCAGCCGGCGGCGACGAGTTCGCCATCGCGGGCGGTGAGCAGCACCATCGACAGGATCGGGATCGTCGTGCGCGCGGGGATCGCCGGGCGGACGGTCGAGAGAATGCGCGCCAGATCCTTGGCGCGAACAGTCACGTGCATGATCAGGTTCCTTGTGGAATGAGCCACTCGCGCACCACCGTGTCGATCGCGCGCTCGGCGGCCTTGCGGCCTGGGAAAATGCGCTCGGCGAGGACGTGAGCGTAGTTGTCGAGGATGATGCTCGCGTGGTAGCGGCCGTCGGGCTTGCGCTCGAGATAGATCGCGAAGCGCCCGACGTTGGCGCGCATCAAGTTGGGGTTGCTGCCGAGCTGAGCGAACGCGACCATCACGCGGCCTCGCCGAGCAGCGCACCCATGGGCGTGCCCTCAAAGCCGGGCGCGTCGGATGGCGGCGGCGTCTTGGGCGCGGCGAGGCGGCGGGCCGCTTCGGCGTAGGCGGCCTCGTCGATCGCCGAGGCCTCGCGACCGCCGTGATCGGCGGTGAGATTGCCGAGCAGGCGTTTCTTGCGATCCTCGATCGGGATCAGTTTTGTGTAGACGTCGACGAGCGCGTCGAAGTGCGCGCCGGTCGGTTGCTTCACTTTCGGCTTGCGAGCCATGGCATTCTCCGCGATGCGGTTGCAGTCACCCCGGCACCACTGATCCTCACCGCATCTGTGAGGCCGCGGGCAGAGATGCGTGTTGTCGGGCCTCACGCCGCGTCCGCCAAAAGCGCGCCACAAAGAGCGACGAGTTCATTGTGGCGATCGAGGAACGCCTGCTCGGCGTTGGTCCAGTGCCGGAGTGGCTTGATCGGTCGCCGCCATGCTTGCGGCAGGTTCGGATCAACCTCGGCATTTGACATGAGATCGCGGCGCTCGGTGGCGCGCGCGATGTGGTCGGCTCGCTTGATCATCGCGGCGCCTTGCGGCGAGGGCAACGGGATGCCGAGGCTTGAATAGATCGCGTCGTCGGCAATCAAGAGCAGTTCTTCCGCCGGATCGGCGCCCGCGAAAACAGCGGCAATGCGTTCACGTACGGCGTGAATAAACGGCGCTGTCATGTCGCCACAGACGATCTCGCGGTCGTCGTGATGGAGGGCTTGCAGCGCGATCAACGCGGTGGCGCCGGGCAGCGACAGCACGATGTTGGAGACGAGGACGGCGTGCTGCGCGACCGAAAATGCGAAATCGGTCGCGCCGGCCCAGCGATTGATCTTCGCGAGTTGGGCGGCGATGTCGGCGAGTTCCACCCGCTGGCGGGCGACGCCGATGACAAATTTGCGGCCACCCGCGGTAGTTACGTAGTGCGTGCGACAGTCCTTGATTTTGACCTCGGCGCTCATGCGGCGTCGTCTCCGTTGGGGTTTTGGGGGAATGCGCCGGGCGCGACTTCGCCCTTGAAACGCTGGCGCAGGTTGCGGGGCGACGCATAAAACTGGTGTTTGGGGTCGTCGATGTTCATGACGAACACGCGGCCCATGAGGTCGCGGCGGTCGGTCGCCTGGCATCGGATGAAGCGGATCAGCCCGGCCGGCAGCGGCACCTGAAACCACACGGCCTGTCCGTTGACGAGCCACGCAGGGATTTCTCTCGCCTGCTGGAAAGGGGCGCTGTCGCCTTCGCGCGTCGTGCCATGGCTCGGGATTGCGCGCGGCTTCGGCGGTGCGCCCCTATGGGGCGACGGCGCCGCCGCACGGCTGCGCAGCCGTTCGATGCGGCCCTTGATCGCGTCGAGCTTCGACGGCGACACGCCCGCCCGCTCGCGCTTGCGCCGCCATTCGGCCTGGGTTTGCGAGTGGTTCCAGAACTCGAGCGCGGCCTTGGCGGCGGCGGAGTTCGCGAGGGTCTCGGGTTTTGCTTGTTGATGTGCGCTCACGATGGCTGATCCTCGCTGACGCTCGGGCCATCTCCGCGCGGGGCGGCCTGTCGGCCGGCGTCCGCTTGGACGCTGGCTGCCGCGCGATTCGGCGGAGGGGGTTCGATGCCGAGGGCAATCAGCTCGCGATCGATCTGCGCGATGCGTGCGTGTGCGTAGTCGGTGATTAGTTTGGCGTGATCGTCGGTCAGCGGTGCGGAGAATGTCCGATCTACTCGATCATAGTGGGTGGCCAAGTTAAGGCTGATGGTCGAGTACATGTCGATCATCGCCGAGCGATCAACGAGGCTCCGCCGCTCGGCGAGCAGCTTTGCGCCATCAATGCAGTTTTCGAAGCTGATCATCACACCGCCTCCCGGCCGAAGTGCCAGAGATCGGCTTCGCGGCTGCCGGGCACCTCGGGGCAGAGCGACGGGCAGATGCCCTGCCGCCCCGCCGCGCGCCCCATGGCGATGATGTCGATGTCGGCGCTGGTGAGACTGCCGAGATCGAAAGCGATAGCCGGGTCGCGGCGTGCCACCCCGATCAGCTCGACGAGGTGCGGGCTTGTGCTGCCCTCATGAGGCGCCGACTGGCGCCCGGCCGGTAGGCCGTTCTTCGGTTGCAAAGCAGCCGGATCAAGTGTCAGCATGTTTTCCCCGTGGCTGTTGCCCTCGCCCGGCACGCTGACACTCGATCCGGCACCCCGCCTCAACAACGCCCAAGATTTGCCATAAAACGGAAAACGTCAAGCCTAAAATTCCGAATTACGGACAAGCGCCGCCCGCCACGCGGCACGATGGTGCGGCGCGGCGTTCACCGTTTTGGATAATTTCGCGTGATAAATCAGCGTTCAGGGAATGTTTCGCGGGGCGGCGCGGGGTCGTGTCGCCGCGACGGCGTGCTCAGCGGCGCGGCATGTCGCGCCAAGTCCGCCGCGCGACGCCCTTGATCGCGACGTCCTCGCGGTCGATGTGGATCGGCGGCGAGTCGTCGCGGCGCGAGTTAACGATCAGCATCTCCGGCGCGATGAACTGGCGCATGATCGACACCGCGTCGGTGAGACTGGGGCCGTAGACCTGCGCCACCACGACGTCGCCGGTCGCGACATTGCCGACGGCGGCGGCGCCGACGTCGAGGATGACGACGTCGCCATCGACGAGACCGATGGCGTCGAGGCCGCTGCCCTTGACGCGCCAGTAGGCCTCGGTGTCGCCGAGCGCGGCGCCGGCGAGGGGATGGCTCGACGGCGGCACAAACGGGGTCGCCGATTCGGCGAGGCCCGACAGCCGCTGGCCGCGCACCGTCTGCTCGGGCGGGAGCAGCAGTTCGTACCACGCGACGTCGTAGAGTCGCGCCAGCGGTTCGATCAGTTCGTGGACCAGCGTCGTCTCGCCCTCCTCCATCCGCCGCAGCGTCGAGACGGTCGATCCGATTTTTTCCGCGAGCGCCTGATAGCTCAGTCCGGCGCGCGCGCGAAAATCGCCCAGTCGATTGACAATCATAGGAATTCGTTCCGTGGCAGTGAGTCGCTTTCCGCGCACAATGAAGCGACCGGGCAAGAACATCAAATAGCGATATTCGGAACACGGCAATGCCCCACGCTTGACAACTTGTCCGAAATACGGAACATTCATGCCGAACAGCGGACGGAGGCTGCCGTGGTGGATGGGGTTGGCGTTGATCTGGAAACCTTCCGCGTCGAGCGGGATCTGACCTACCGGGAGCTGGCCGAGATGGTCGGAGCCCGGTCACCGCGCCAGGCGCGGGGGTGGGCGATCGGCGAGGAGTGGCCGCAGACGGCGGCGGCGATCGATCGCATCGTCACCGGCAGCGACGGCCGGGTCAGCGTCTTCGCCATGCACCAGCGTCGCCTCGAGTGGGAGCGCGCCCACGCGCCGAAATTTCGCGACGTGGCGTAGCGCGTCACGACGGTAGTCGAGTGTGGCGTTTGTGTTCGTCGATTGGGCGCCTTGCCCATGACGCGCGGCCATGACTGACGGCCGCACGGCCTCTGCCTCGGCAGAAGTCTCGTCATGGGCAAAGCCCCCGAGCGATCGGGGTTGCTTCGGAATGATCCCTCCGAGGCGTTTCCTCCCTAGACTGGCGCTCTCGTTTTTCGTGCGCCAATTTTGGGTAGGCCGCGGGCTGCTGGGAAGAGGTGCTTCGCCTTCTCCCGTTGCGGTATGCCCGCGGCGCGGGAGTTTGTTTCAGTAGCGGCCGAAGGCCGTGAGGTGTGTACCGCAGCCATGAGGCAGCCCGCGGCGGCAGTAGGCGTCGCGACGAAGGCGCGCCTCTGGCACCGGCCGTTGCCGACCGCGGAAATCAAGTGAGCGTTGGACCATTTCACCACGCAAGCGGCTGCTTGCGCGAACGGGATTTCGATGCGCGACGCCTACAAAAACAGAGACGAGGTCGACGCGATCAAAGCCGCGCACGACATCGTCGCCGTCGTCGCCCGCCGGGTGGCGCTGCGCAAGGCCGGCCGCGAGTGGGTCGGGCTGTCGCCGTTCAAGGCCGAACGCACGCCGTCGTTCTACGTCGATCCGCGCAAGCAGACTTTTTTTTGCTTCTGCACGGCGCAGGGCGGCGACGTCATCCGCTTCATCGCGCTCACCGAGTGCGGTGGCGATGACGGCGCCGCGATCCAAAAGCTGCGCGACGAGGCCGGGATCTCGCCCGATCCGGCGGAGATCAAGCGTCACGCCGAAGCGGCCGCCAAACGCCGCGCGGATCTCGACGCCGAAGATATCAAGCGCAAGGCGCAGACGCAGGATCGCGCCCGCGACATCTGGCTGGCGTGCCGTCCGGCGGCGGGGTCGCTGGTCGAAACGTATCTCAGGGCACGCGGCATCGACATCGACGCCATTGCCGCCGTGCACGGCTGGACGGTGCCACCGACGATCCGCTTCCATCCCGCGCTTCCATACCGTCACGAGGGCGCGGTGGTGCACACCGGGCCGGCGATGGTCGGCCTGTTGCAGCCTGTGCCCGGCGAGCGGCCGCGCGACGTGTTCGGCATCCACCGCACATGGCTCGCCGCCGATGGTTCGGGCAAGGCGACGTTGCCCGACGGCTGTAAAGCCAAGCTGACGCTCGGCACGGTGTGGGGATGCGGCGGCTGGCTCGAGTGGCGCGGCGGCACCGTGCTGATCGGCGAGGGCTACGAGACGACGATGAGCGTGCAGGCCGTCTACGCGCGGCTCGGCAAACGCATCGCGGCGGTGTCGGCGGCGGCGCTCGGCAATCTCGCCGGCGCCGGCATCGGCGAGGGCACGCCGCATCCCGAGCGCGAGGGTCGGCTGCCGTCCGTGACGCCCGACGCCGACCGGCCGGGCCTGACGGTGCCGGCACCGATGCGCCGCATCATCCTGCTCGGCGACAACGACGGCCGCGATCCCGTGTCGACGCGGGCGCTGATCGCACGCGCCACCGAGAAATTCCGGCGCGCCGGCGCCGATGTGACCGCCGCGTGGCCGCCCGCTGGCAAAGACTTCAACGATTTGGTTTCGGGCAGTTCTTCTTTGCCGCGGTCGCCGACGGCTTCGCCTACCGGCGCCGCGGAGCTGCCTCGCGGTTGAGTTTTCACCTCGCGCGGTTCCCGCGCCACCGAATGGAGATCGACGTGAGCGACAACATCAATTCACCATCGCACTATCGCGGCGCCGATGGCACCGAGACGATCGACCTCATCGAGGCCGTGTACGGTGGGGCCGGGCATCTGCCGCAGGCGGTGGCGTATATCCTGCGTCACAAGCGCAAGGGCTCGCCGGCCGACGATCTCGCCAAGGCGCGTTGGTATGTCAGCCGGATACGCGATCGCGGTCTCGCCTTTACCTTTGGCGCTGTGCACGCGGAGACGGTCAATGGCATCTGCGACAACTACGGTATCCCGTCGGATGACCGAGCGCGATGGGCGTTGCGCCACATCTTTCACGCGGGCGCCGCTGCAAATGGCGTTGACGCTGAAACTTATCTCGGTCGCGCCATCGACTGTCTGACGCAGGCGATTGACGACCTGCGCGCGACCGATCCCGTGCCGGCACCTCATCCGCCGCAGTTGCCGCGTAACGCGCCAGAGATGGCCGCATCGCTTTCGCCAATCGCGACCTCATGAGGCCGCGACTGCGGCCCGGCCGGTAGGCCGGCCATCCACGAGTTCAGTGCTGCGTAGCTTCATCTCAACCGATCAACGGAGTTACACAATGCACAAACTGGGCTTTCTACTCGCATCAATGTGCGCCGCGTTCTTCGCGCTCGCCACGCCAGGCGTCGCGGCCGAGCCGGGCAAGGTCGCGTGGTCCGGTGCCTACGTCGGCGTCCACGGCGGCACCGACATCACCGTCATCGACGTCGGCGTGCCCGGCGCCGCGGTCGAGGGGCTGGCGGCGCGCGGCTTCGGCTACGGCGTCCACGCCGGCATCGACCATCGCTTCGCCGGCGGCGATCTCGTCGTCGGCATCGGTGGCGAATACGACTGGTCGAAGGCCGATTTCAAGGTCTCGGCGGGCGGCGCGCCGCTGCTGACGGCGGGCCTCGACAAGGGTTTCGCCGTAACGGCGCGGCTCGGCCTCGTGATGGGCGAGAAGGCGATGCCGTACGTGCTCGCCGGCTGGACGCGGATGGACGCCGGCGCGTCGCTGATGGGCACGCCGATCGGGTCGACGAAGCTTGACGGCTGGATCGTCGGCGGCGGCGTGCAGCTTGCACTCGCCGACAACGTGTTTCTGTCGGCCGAGTACCGCTACACGCGCTTCGACGACCTCGCCTTCGGCGGCGGCGCGCTGACGCTCGATCCCGACCGGCACGAGGTGCGGGCGGCGGTCGCCTACCGCTTCGGCATCCTCGGGCAATAGGGCGCGCGATGTCGATCCTGATGGGCATAGCGATCGTGGGTGCATTGGTTGCGATCGGCTGCGGCTTCGCAATATGGGCTCTCGCTCGCCGCCTCGATCGCGCCCATCAGGACGACATCGCTTTGTTGGCGCAGTCGCCGACGCCTTCGGCTACCGGCGCTGCGCGGCGTGCCCTCGCCGGTTGGTGGCTTCCGCGCGATCTTCGATCGCCACCGAATTTAGCGCGCGCTCACGATGAAGGGAATGCGTAATGGCAGATCAATCAATGACGCAGCGCCAAGAGGCCCAAGTCTGGTGCTGCATCGGGAACCTGGCGTTCGCCGGGATGCTGTTGATGTCGGTCACGCAGGGGCAGAAGGCGGCGTCGTTCGCGGGCATGGCGGTGTGTGCGGCCGCAGGGTGGTGGCTCGCTGATACACCGTTTCGGCGCAGTGCGGCGTGGTTCGCGTTCTGGGCGGCGTTCGCGGGCCTGTTCATCGTGACGGCGTCGCCGGCGCGCGCGCAGAACGCGCCGACGTACCGCTCGGCGTACGTGCCGATGTTCGACCGCGACGACGACTGGCACTACCGGCGCACCGCCAAGGTGTATCGCCGCTCGTGGTCGGACGCGGACCATGGCGACAGAATGCAAAGATGCAAGGCGCGGCTCGCGATCGTCGGCGACCAGTACGCGAGCGAGAAGGGCGCGCGCGAGGAAGCCGACAAGGCGTGGATGCAGACGGCGCGCTGGCAGCACGGCGAGCGCTACATGGCCCGCGACCACGCCCGCGACGCCGCCTACGAGTGCGGCCGATCGAGCGTCGGTTCGGTCGTCGGGCAGGTGTTCTTCCGCTGTCGCCTCACCGCGCGCCCGTGCCGCGCGCCATCGCGTGGAGACGAGTGATGACGGAGCGGATCGCCGAGGGGCTGATCGTGATCGGCGTCGCATTGCTGGTGGCGGTGGTCGTCGTGACGCCGGCCGTACGCTGCTGGCGCGATGGCGGTCTGGCAGTGCTGTCCATCGGCTATGTCGGCTGCGCGATCCCCTACAGCCTGATCCACAGCCCACCGACGCCGGAGCCGTCGCCATGAGCAGCCATGCGGTGGCGATCGAAGATCGCGCGGTGGATCGCAACCATGAGGCAGCCGCGCCGGCGCGTGTAGGCGGAGCCGTACGCGACCGGCGCAAACTGAGAGTGCTCGACCTGTTCAGCGGCATCGGCGGGTTCGCGCTTGGGCTCGACGCGACCGGCGGTTTCGAGACCGTCGCGTTCTGCGAAGTCGCGCCGTATCCGCGCGCGGTGCTCGCCGAACATTGGCCGGGAGTGCCGATCTATGACGACGTCCGAACCCTCACAGGCGACGTTCTGGCCCGAGACGGAATCGCCGTCGACGTCATCTGCGGCGGCTTCCCCTGCCAGGATCTCTCCTTTGCAGGAAAGCGCGCTGGCCTCGAAGGTGCGCGATCTGGTTTGTGGGGCGAGTACGCCCGGATCATTCGCGAGCTACGACCCGCATTCGTCGTCGTGGAAAACGTCCCAGGCCTGCTTAGTCCCACACGCGACGCACAGCGGCGCGTCGTCCCCGCACCAATGGGCGCCGTTCTCGGAGACCTGGCCGCGCTCGGGTATGATGCGGTCTGGGATTGCGTATCGGCGGCCTCCGTCGGCGCCCCTCACCGGCGCGACCGGATCTGGATTGTGGCTTACGCCGAGCGTGGGCGACAGCCGCGCAGGTCCGGTCGACACGCAGAACCAGCTCATGCTCGCGCACCAAGTCAAGATGCTGCCGACGCCGTCGGCATCGCTCGGGACGCACGCGGGGCTGGTGACGCCGAGCAAAGCGCGCCTCGGCGGGACGCTCGTCGAGCACGTCGCGCACGAGATGTGGCCGACGCCGGTGGCGAAGGATGGATCAAAAGGGATGATGCCGCCGCGGGCTTGGGACACGGGCGTGTCGCTGCCGCAGCGTGTAGCCGAGCGGCTGCTCGCGACGCCGACGACGCGGGACTGGCGATCGGGCAAGGCGAGCGCGGCGACGATGGCGCGGGACTGGCGATCGGGCAAGGCGAGCGCGGCGACGATGGCGCGCAATGCCCGCCCGCTCTCGGAGCAGATTGGTGGGCAATTGAACCCGGCGTGGGTCGAGTGGCTCATGGGGTTCCCGCTCGGGTGGACCGCCTTAAAGGACTGGGCAACGCCGTCGTCCCGACGATCCCGTTCATCCTCGGCCGCGCCATCCTCGCCGCCCTCGAGGAAGCGGAAAGCGGAGCGGCAACCGACCTAGACGCCACGCCCCCTTCGCCGCGCAGCGGCGAGGCGCCGACTGGCGCCCGGCCGGTAGGCCGTCACTCGCAACGCGAGGCTGCATAATGCTCAAATGGCTGCGCGGCAGCGGGAGACCGCACGAAAAAGCGCCCGGGGTTTCCAACCCTATCCAGCCCGAGCTTGCCCGCGTCAGCCCGGAGCTGCCGCGGGTGGCGCCCGTCGACCGACCGTCGGCGTCCGCGGATGCCTGGGGCGACAATGTGGGCCTGCTGCCGGACGGCATCGAGGGCGGCGAGCGGCTCGGCTACGGCGAGGGCGCGGCGCAGTTCGTGCAATGGCTGCAACAGCTTGGCGAGACCGGGGAGCTGTCGCGCTGCCGGCTCGAGGCGCTCTATGGCCGCCACTGCCTGGAGCTCGGGTTCGCGCTGCTGCCGAGCAATCATTTCTTTGCCGCACTCGCCCGCCTCGCGTGCCGCTACGAGCGCCGGCTGACGCGCAGGGGCGGGGGTCGGCAGCGCGTGACAACCTACGACATCCCCAGGAAGCCCCGGGCAGCGCAGGGCGCTGCCGGGAAGGGCGCGCTACCGCGCGGGCCGCAGTCGCGGCCTCATGACGACGAGCAAGATCATGTGGCGTCCGCAACGCAACGGAGGGCTGCTTGATGGGTGCGCCGGACAACCTGCTGATCGGCGTCGCCGACGCGGTCGTCGCTCGTCTCGCCGACGAGCTGCCGGACGATCAGTCGTGCGTGTTCGCGGCGATCGCCGTCGTGGCGCGTGTCGCCATGGGCATCCACGCCGGCGACGTGCAGCGGGCGCAGGGCCTGATCAACGGCATCTGCGAGACCGCGAAACTCGAAGCGCTGAACTTGTCGATCGGAGGGCAACCGTCGTGAGCTGCAAGCACATGAGTTTTCGGGCGCAGGTGAATGTCGCTCGCTTGGAGGACGTCGGTCAATTCATGGCCGAGATCACGATCCGCTGCGACGAATGCCAGAAGCCGTTTCAGTTCCTTGGCCTCGAAGCTGGGATCGATACGCAGGGCGCGCGCGTCAGCCTCGACGGCCTCGAAGCGAACATTGCGATTTGCCCGGAAGGCGCACGGGTGAGCCACTTGCAGCGCCTCGCTTTCAATGTCGGCAAATTTGATGGGTGACCGCATGACCTTGCAAACTGTAGCGGCCGAAGGCCGTCAGGTGAACTCCGCAGCCGGGGTGGCAGCCGTCGCGGCGCGTGTAGGCGAAGCCGTACGCGACCGCGACCACTATGCGCGCCTGCTGGCGCGCAAACGGGTCGCGTTCGAGCCCATGGGGCTCGCTCGCGTACCCGCATTAAGCGCCGCCCTCTTCCCGCACCAGCGCGACGTCGTCGATTTTCTGCTCAGGGCAGGATGTGGCGCGGCGTTTCTCGACACCGGTCTCGGCAAGACGTTCGTGGCGCTGGAGTGGGGGCGCTGTATCGTCGAGGCGACCAACAAGCCGGTGCTGATGCTGGCGCCCCTTGCGGTCGGGCCGCAGCACGAACGCGAGGCGCGCGCGCGCGACATCGACGCCGTGCACATCCGCGACAAGCGCGGCAACCTCGGCAAGCGCATCTACATCGTCAACTACGAGCAACTGCACAAGTTCGATGCGAACGATTTCGCTGGCGTCATCCTCGACGAGTCGAGCATTCTGAAAAGCTTTACCGGCGTCACGACGCGGGCCCTGATCGAGGCGTTCGCGCGCACGCCCTACCGGCTCGCCTGCACGGCGACGCCGGCGCCCAACGATCACACCGAACTCGGCCAGCACGCGGCATTCCTCGGCGCCATGCAGTCGCGCGAGATGCTGTCGCGGTGGTTCATCAACGACACCTCGACGGCGTCGCAGGACTGGCGCCTGAAGGGCCACGCGGTCGACGATTTCTGGGACTGGGTCGCCTCGTGGGCGCGGTGCCTGTCGAAGCCGTCCGATCTCGGACACGACGACACCGGCTTCGCGCTGCCCGACTTGGTCCGCCACGATCACGTCGTCGCCGCCGATCGCAGCGTCGATGCGGGCGGCGAGAAGGACGGCCAGGCGCGGCTGTTCCGGCTGCCCGAGATGAGCGCGACGTCGATCCACCGCGAGAAGCGGCTGACCTTGGCGGCGCGCGCCGACGCCATTGCCGCAAAGGTCGCCGCCGAGCCGACAGAACCGTGGATCCTGTGGGTCGACACCAACGACGAGGCCGACGCATTGCTTGGACGGCTGCCGGGCGCCATCGAGGTGCGCGGCGACATGCGGCCGGATGTCAAGGAGCAGCGCCTGGTCGCGTTTTCGGAGGGGCAGCAGCGGATCCTCGTCACCAAGCCGTCGATCGCCGGGTTCGGCTTGAATTGGCAGCACTGTGCCCGCGTCGGCTTCGCCGGCCTGTCGTTCAGCTACGAGAGCTACTACCAGGCCGTGCGGCGCTGCTGGCGGTTCGGTCAGCAGCGGCCGGTGCACGTCCACGTCGCGATGGCCGATACCGAGCGCGCCATCGCCGACACGGTGCTGCGCAAATCCGAAGATCACGACGCGATGCGCGCCGCCATGGCCGCCGCCATGGCAAGGGTGTGCCGCCGCGTGGAAGCAACAGTGAGCTACGTGCCGACGCGGCGGGTCGAGATACCCACGTGGATGCGGGAGGCGGCGTGATCATGGCAATCGCGATGGACGTCTCGGCCGACGAGCATGCGCTGATCCTTCAGATGCGCGAGTGGAAGGATGGCATTCCCGACGGCGCGCTCGGTCACGGCCAGATGTCGGGCGTGTATCTCAGCCTGATGGCCGCCCGCGCCGAGCTGTACATCATGGCCCTTCGCTACGGCCACAACGATTTGATGGAGCGTCACGAGCGCTTCCAAAAGCTGATCAGCCCGCACGACATCATCAAGCTCGTGCGCGCATGGGAAGAACTGCGGCATCGCATTCGCAACGAGGAATTTGGGGGTGATCTATGACCGAGACCATGGTGGCGATCGAAGATCGTGAGGCGCAAGTTGCCGCGCCTCACCCTAACCCTCTACCCGCAAGGGCGGGGAGAGGGGATGTAGCGATCGAAGATCGCGAGATGAGAATGCCGACCGGGAGTGAAGCCGTCGCGGCGCGTGTAGGCGCAGCCGTACGCGTCGCCGACCACAAAACAATACTCGACCAGCACACCGGGGAAAGGTTTAGCGCCATCCACGGCGACTGCGTGCTAGCTCTGAGCGATCTCCCTGATCGCTCCGTCGGCTTCTCCATCTACTCGCCGCCGTTCGGTGATCTGTTCGTCTACTCCGACAGCATCGCCGACATGGGCAACTGCGCCGACGACGCGGCATTCTTCGACCAGTACCGCTGCGTCGTCCGCGAGACGGCGCGGGTATTGAAGCCGGGGCGGCTGGTCGCGGTGCACTGCACGGATCTGCCGACGCGCAAGGGCCGCGACGGCGTGATCGGCTTAAAACCGTTTTCGGACCAGATCGTCGCCGAGCACCTGGCGGCGGGGTTCGTGTACCACTGCCGCGTGACGGTGTGGCGCGACCCCGTGGTCGAGATGCAGCGCACGAAGGCGCTCGGGCTGCTCTACAAGCAGCTCCAGAAGGACAGCGCCATGTCGCGCGTCGGGCTGCCCGACTACGTGCTGGTGTTCCGCGCGCCCGGCGACAATGCCGAGCCGATCGGCCATCAGCCGGCTGACGTGCCGGTGTCGCTGTGGCAGCAGTGGGCGTCGCCGGTGTGGATGGACATCCGCCAGGGCAACGTCCTCAACGTGCGGGCGGCGCGCGACGACAAGGACGAAAAGCATCTGTGTCCCTTGCAGCTCGACCTGATCGAGCGGGCGATCCGGCTGTGGAGCAACCCCGGCGACGTCGTGCTGAGCCCGTTCATGGGCATCGGCAGCGAGGGCGTTGTCGCGGTCAAGACGGGGCGGCGCTTCGTTGGTTGCGAACTCAAGGAAAGCTACTGGCGCTCGGCAGTGAAGTACATCGCGGAAGCCGAGGCGGCGCACGCCGGTGGTGATCTTTTCCAGGGAGCGGCGTGATGGGGATTTTGTCGCTGAAAGCAGCCATCGAATGCGATGGATGCGGCACGCACTTCCGCGTGGAGGTCGATACCGGGTGCGATATTCCGGATGGATGGGATCTCTGTGACCTCGTGAAAGATCAGGTTCGCGGAGGCGCCGCCGAGCACGTGGATCGGCGCAAGGGTGGGCTGAGTTCAGTCCAGGCGGATGCCATGCTGTGCGGGGAATGCACCGGCATCGTTGATCAGTATGTGCCCGACGAGCGTGAGGCGACGACGGCTGATTTGGATGCCGTGCTGATCGGACGGAGGGTGTCGGCATGACCACGCGATCGGGGGCGATCGAAGATCGCGCGGTGAAAGCCGCAGCCATGAGGCAGCCCGCGGCGGCGGTAGGCGGAGCCGTCGCCGACCGCGGAAACAAGAGCATAATCACCGCTCACGCGGTGATTAGATGGCTCGAGCGCGTCGAGGCGCTCGACACCGCCGCGCTGCGCCAGGCGGCCAAGCGCGGCGGCATCCGCGTCGACCACGACGCGCAGCTGCTCGCCTACATCGAGGACAACACCGACGTCGACGTCGCGCGCGTCAAGGCGGTGCTGGCCGGGCCGCGCGTGCTGGCGGCGCTGGCGATGGGCGCCAAGTCGGTGCGCATCGGCACGATGGTGGCGATCCTGCGCGGCGGCTGCGTCGCCTCGGTGGTGCCGGCGGCGCGCACGCGCGGGCCGCTGCGCTACGGCAGCGATGTGTGCCGGCGTGAGGCTTCGCGAAGAGATCGCCGCAGCATCATGGATGCTGCGGAGTAAGGACGCGCTACCGCGCGGGCCGCAGTCGCGGCCTCATGACGGGTGAAGGGATGGGAGCGATGCGCAAATACTCGACGTTGCTGCAGGCGCTGGAGGCGATTGAGCGCGAGGTTATCGTTGACGAGGTCGACAACGATCTCGATCGAGAACTCGTCGAGGAGCTGATCGCGTTCAGCGACGCGGATCACGATCTCGGCGTCTACGTGATGTGCCATGTCCGATACGATGGAGATCGCGCCATTCGCTGGTTCGATGGCGGGCCACTCGGTCGGATCGTATGGCCGCCGGAGCCGCCCGACGACGGCGAGGTGGTCGAGGATTATTCTGACGACGAACCGGTCGCGCCGCCGATGCGGCTGCGCGAAGCGGCTTGATTTTTGAAGGACGGGCTACCGCGTCGCACCGAAGGTGCGCGTTAATTACCTGCCCGCTTGGGCGCTCATGACGTGGAGGGAGCTGGGATGACGGAGGGACGACAGCATTCAAGTCCGCGAGATCGTGCGCGGGCGGCGTGGGCCGCTTCCGATCTTACGTATGACATTCTCACGCCAAAGAACTTGGCGCGTTTGCGCCGGCTGATCGACCTTGAGCTTCGTGAATCCGGCCTGATCAGTGGATCGTTTCGGGCTGGTCGCGTGCGATTGTCGGCATCAGGCGGTGACGTCGCGGATATTCGCTGCCGCGCCTACTATTTCAGCGATCGCCAAGCGGTGACGTTCGAGCGCAATGGTTTTATCGGGTTCGCGGGATGGGCCGACGCTGAGAACATTCAGCCGATCGTCGGCGCGTTCGAGAAATGGGTGGCGGAAATGGTAGCGATCGAAGATCGCGAGGTGGAGGCACAACCGGGAGGGGTACGACCCGCGACGCCGGTAGGCGAAGCCGTCGGCGCTCGCGGCAAGAAAGGCGCGTAGCGCAAAAAACTAACCCCGGCGGGACGGGCGGTCGAGCCGGGGTTTTGGGGTTTTGATGGAGCAGCGGCTCCGCGATCTCACGTGCGCATGAGATAATTCTCATTATCACGCGGGACCGCCGGAAGCAAGGGGGTCGACGTGTCGGGCGGTGATGGGGATGGCGTGTCGGGCGCCGAACAGTCGAGCGCGCTGCCGCGCGACGGCTGGGGCGATCTGTCGCCCGGCGAGATGGCGATCGTCGGGTCGCTGATGGTGGCCGAGGACGCGCTCGACGGCGTGGCCGATGCGTCCGATGACGCTGCACTGGCGCCGGCCGACGACAGCGCGCTGTCGCGCGAGTGGCAGACCGATCTCGGCAACGCCAAGCGCTTCGAGCGCCGCCACGGCGACAACCTGCGCTACGTCGGCGAGCTCGGCTGGCACGCCTGGGATGGTAAGCGCTGGAAAATCGACAAGGATGCCCACGAGCCGCTGCGCTGCGCCCACAAGGTCGCCGAGAGTGTGATCGACGAGGCGCGTCGGGCGGAACGCGACGGGCCGCGCGATGGCGAGGACGAGGCGGCGCATCAAAAACGTGTCAAGCGGCTCTACGCCTGGGCGCTGAAATCGTCGGAGCTGTCGCGTTCACGGGCGATGATCGCGGCGGCGGCGCCCTATCTGGCGCTCGACGTTGGCCAGCTCGACCAGCAGTCGCGGCGGCTCAATGTCCTCAACGGCACGCTCATCTTCGACTTCGACCGGCCCGACCGCGTGCGCCTGATGAAGCCGCGCCGCTCCGACTACGCGACCAAGATTGCCAACGTCGCCTTCGTCGAGAACGCCGAGGCGCCGCGGTGGGCGCAGTTCGTGCGCGAGGTGCTGCCCGACCAGGACACGCGCCTGTTCGTGCAGCGCTGGCTCGGCTATTCGTGCCTGACCGGCGACATCTCCGAGCAGTGCATGGCCGCGTTCGAGGGCAAGGGCGCCAACGGCAAGTCGACGCTCATCGATGTCGTGGCGCGGCTGATCGGCGACTACGCGATGACGTCGCCGATCGAGACGTTCCTGCACCAGGACAGGAAGAGCGGCTCGGGGCCGTCGCCGGATCTGGCGCGGCTGCGCGGCGCGCGGCTGGTGCGCACGTCCGAGCCTGAGCCCGGCGCGCGGCTGAGTGAGAGCAACATCAAGCAGTTCACGGGTGGTGAAAAGATCACCGCGCGCGAGCTCAACAAGCCGTTTTTCGAGTTCGTGCCGCAGGGTAAGCTGACGATGTCCGTCAATATCCGGCCTACAATTGTGGGCAAGGATCACGGAATAAGACGCCGCATCAAGGTCGTGCCATTTACGCAGGAATTCAAGGAGCGCCGCATCGGGCTGGTCGAAGAGCTGATCGAGGAGGGGCCGGGCATTCTGTGGTGGCTGATCGACGGCTGGCGGATGTGGCGCGACAGCGGTCTGGGCGGTTCACGCGACATCGACGAAGCCACGGCGAACTACTTCCGCGAGATGGACCCCATCGGGCAATTCGTCGCCGAGGCGTGCGAGGTCGGCAAGGAGTACCGCGAGACGTCGGGTTCGCTGATGGCGGCGTACGTGCGCTGGTGCGCGCAGTCGAGCGAGGAGCCGAAGAACGCGACCGCGTTCGGGCGGCGGCTGTCCGACATGGGATTCGGCAAGCACAAGACCAACGGCGCCGTGATGCGGATGGGGGTCAAGGTGCTGGCCGAGTGGCGCGGCGCGCCGCCGAGCGGGAGGGACGAGTGAGGCGGCCATGGTCGCGGCGGCGGCCTTTCGCGATTTTTTTTCGCGTGTTGGTTGTAGTCTCAAAAAACGGCGGTGCCGCCGCCGCCATAGATGGAGGTGAAGGATGGTTGCGATGAGAGACGCTGTCGGCGAATTTCCGGCCGTGCCGGCGCCCGAAGACTCATGGCGCCGTCGCGATGACTGGCCGCCAGTGGGAAAGCTGGTGGAGTTGTGCTGGGTCCGAAGGAAATTGCCTAGCGACGATCCCATCTACTCGTTCGGTCGGGGCGCACTGGCCGAACGCGAGGGATGCAGCGGATCGAGGTGGGTCAACCCGCGCAATGAGACGATGATATTTAACCCGGATTTTTGGCGGGAGATTTCCGATGTGGCGATCGAAGATCGCGAGGCGAAGTAGCAACCATGAGGCAGCCGCGCCGGCGCGTGTAGGCGAAGCCGTACGCGACCGCGCAATAGAGGCTCAAAAAACGGCGGTGCCGCCGCCGCCCTGGATGGAGGTGAAGGATGGATATTGCCAAGCTATCGCTTCGGATCGACGGGGTGATCGTCCCGCTCTGCGAACTCACGGATTTGAGCCACGCTTCGATCTCAGACAACGAAATGCTGATTGAGGGGATGTTGCCCCGCGATGCGGCCAGCGCTCTTGTATCGGGCGTTTACATGAACCGCGAAGTCAAGGATTGGCACGTCGAGATCGTCAGAGACGGCGAGCTTGTTGGGCGCGGCTACGGGTCGGGCATCTGCATCAAGTGCGTAGGCCGCCCGGCGATCGATGGTCGCGTCGAGGTCGAGATGGCGATCCGGTCGTCGACCGCACCATTCTCGAATGAAATCGGTTCGGCGTTTTTGTAGCGCCAGAATGGCGCGTGGTGAGATCGCCGACCGGGTGGGGAACGACCCGCGGCGCCAGTAGCCGAAGGCGTTGGCGACCGCGGCAAGTACAGTGACAGTTAGTGACAGTTCGCCCGTCGTGGCGCTGCAACCATGAAAATGCCGGCCGCTGCAACTGTCACTGACTGTCACTGCGTTCTAGAACCTTAAGTCATTGATAAAAAGCAATTCAGAGACAGTAGTGACGGTAGTGACAGTTACAGTCAGTCCGCATGAGAAAAGAGAAACAGGGCACAACATCTTGGGGGTGATGGCCATGAAAGCACAAGAGCATCGCAATTCTACGGCGCCGACCCTGGAAACCGTCACTGCCGTCACTCGACCGTCACTTGGGGCATCGGTTCGCAAGATCGACACGCGCCAGGCGACGACGATGCGGGCGCTGCTCGAGTGGGCCTACGGTCGCGAGCTCGTGCGCTTCGCGGGGTCGGCGGGCGATGCCGGTGGCGCGGCGCTGGCGGCGGCGGGGTCGGCGACGGGGCGGCTGTGCGACGTGCTCGGCGATGGGTATCTGACCGAGGGCAACGGCTGGCGCGGGTCGCCGAGCGCGCACCCCGACGCCGAGTGGCTGCACGCGGCGGTCATGCGCGACTTCGTCACCGAGGATCGCTGGCGGGTGATCCGGGCCGCCGAAAGCGGCACGCCGCCGGAGTGGGATCCGGAGGTGCCGGCGCTCAAGGTCGTGCGGCTGCTCAAGGCGAGCGGCAAGCCGCGCATGTACGTGTGCCCGGTGGCGCGTCGTCCGGTCGCCGAGCGGATCGCTGTCATGGGCGTCGGCGCGGGCGAGGCGGCGATGATTCGGGTGGCGGCGCGCAAGGAGTGGCAGCGGTGGGTGTCGCTGCTCGGTGTTTTGCGGGATCGCATCGTGATTGAGCGGGTGCCGCTAAAGCGCTGGCAGGTCACGGGGATCGGTGCCGAGCTGGAGCCGTGGCGGGCCAAGTGAGGCGGGCCGGTGTCGACGGGGTGTTGACATTGCGCCGAAAACTTGACATCGTAAGTCATGGTCGCCGAAGTGTATCGCTGGTGAGTAGTCCAGCGGGCCGGCAGCCCCAGATAGCCAACGCACCGCCCCAGGCTCCGATCTGTTCGATCGGGGCCTTTGTTGCGTTTGGTGTCCCGATCAGCGAGGCCCCGTGCCCACGCAGCCCCCAACACACCATATCGTCAAGCGCGATGCGGCGGAGCTTGCAACGGAACGGGTGCAACGCGAGAAGGATCGGTGGAAGCGCAGTGATGAGCGTCGTGGGTCGGCGCATCAGCGCGGCTATGGCAGCAAGTGGGCGAAGGTCGTCGCAGGCTACAAGCGCAGCCATCCGTTGTGCGTAGCGCATGAGGCCAATGGCTTCGTGGTGCCGGTCGAGATGGTCGATCACATCATGCCCGCGCGTCTCGATCAGTCGATGTTCTGGGTGCATGACAACTGGCAGTCGCTGTGTCGCGATTGCCATCAGCGCATCAAGGCAGTGCTCGAACAGCGCTACGAGATGGGCGAGATCGATGCGAAGGATCTGCGCCTCGATCGCGAGCTGCCCGAGTTCTTCATCTCGGTCCTCTGACCTCCGACATAGTGGGTAGGGGAGGTCAAATCGCTAGCTCAATGACATAAGAACCGCGCAAGTTAGGGTCGCGCGTTGTCGCGCGAGTTTTGAGAAACTTTTTTTGAGGTGGGGAGGTCGTCAGATGAAGCGAGGGCCGAAATCCCAGACACCCGAGCAGGCCGCCCGTCGTGGCAATGCCGGCAAGCGCAAGGCGCAAAAGGAGCGCGATGCTGCTGCTGTAGCTGCCGTCGACACACCCGTTGATGCCGCGCCATCTGCCGCTGCGCCTCCGATCGATACACCTGCGCCCGCCGCACCTGCCGCGCCTGCGCTCGCCGATGTCGTCGAGCTCACGCCCGCCGCCCGCCGCGTGTGGGACGCGCTGATGCCGTTACTCGCGACGATGTCGTTCGTCAAGTCCACTGATCACGGCGTCATTGCTCGCTACTGCACGCACCTCGCGCGCTGGATCGAACTCAACGGCAAGGTCAACACGCGCGGCGACGTCCACTACGAGACGCAATCGCTGCACGGCAAGATGCTCCGCCAGCATCCCGACTTCGCCGCCCTCATGCGCATCGAAGCCGCACTCGTCACCATCGAGGATCGCGTCGGCCTGACGCCGGCTGCCCGCCAGGCGCTCGTCATCAAGGCCGCGTCCGCGCCCTCCGACCCGAACCGCCCCGGCATCAACCCGACGCCCGCTGCTCCGTCCGCGATCGACGACCCCGACCCGACGTCGCTGTTTGCAAAACTCCATGCCGCGCAGCCTGAAGGCCGCGCCAACTAGATGACCGCCACCGCCGTCGCTTCCCGCACCTCGCCGCTCACGCCGCCGGGGATGGAGACGCTCGACCGCGCCCGCTACGCCGTCCACGTCGACAAGGGCCACACCTACCTCGAGCACCGCGCGACGCGCCGCCTCTACTGGTACGACGCCGCCCGCGCCGACTACGTCGCCGATTTCTTTGCCCGCCGTCTGCGCTTCACGAAGGGTATCTACTACGGCCGCCCGTTCATCCTCGAGCACTGGCAGTCCGACGGCTTCATCAAGCCGCTGTTCGGATGGAAGCGCGTCATCGAGGGCGAGGCGCCGCGCAACTGGCCGCGCCGCTTTCGCCGCGCCCGGATGTGGGTGCCGCGCAAGAACGGCAAGACGGAACTGCTCGGCGCGATCGGCAACACGCTGCTCGCCGAGGACGACGAGCCCGGCGCCGACATCTACTCGCACGCCTTCGATAAGAACCAGGCGTCGATCGTGTTTCAGGTCTCGCAGACGATGGCCGCGCAGGATCCCGAACTCGCGCGGCGTCTCGAGTTCCTCAAGCCGGTCACCTACTGCGCTGAGTTGAACGCCCGCTTCATGCCGCTCAGCGGCAAGCCCGAAGGCAAGCACGGCCTCAACCCGCACGGCGCCCTCGGCGACGAGGTGCACGAGTGGACGTCGATGGACCTGCACACCTTCCTGATGCAGGGCATGGGCGCGCGCCGCCAGCCGATGGACGTGACGATCTCGACCGCCGGCACGCGCAACACGGTCGGCCACAAGTTCTACGAGGAGACCAAGCAGATCCTCGATGGCGACATCGACGACCCCGCGACGCTGGTCGCCTGCTACGAGGCCGACGCCGATGCCGACTGGCGCGATCCCAAGGTCTGGGCGGCGGCCAATCCGAACCTCGGTGTGTCGGTCAGTCACGACGACATGCGCGATCAGGCCATGCAGGCGGCGCAACTGCCGCGCCTCGAAAACGATTTCAAGCGCTACCGGCTCAACATCTGGACCGAGCAGGACACGCGCTGGCTGCCCATGGTCGACTGGCGCGCCTGCTCGCGCTCGACGCCCGAGGATCAACTCCGCTGGAAGCGGCTGTTCGACGAACTGCGCGGCCGCACCTGCTACGGCGGCCTCGACCTCGCGTCGGTCAGCGATCTCTGCGCGCTGTGCTGGTACTTCCCGGAGATCGCCGGCGAGGTCGCGGTGTTCCTGTGGCGCTTCTGGTGCCCGGCCGACACCGTCGCGATGCGCACGAAGATGGACAAGGTGCCCTATGAGCAGTGGGTCCAGGTCGGCGCCATCGAGGCGACGCCCGGCAACGTCACCGACTACAACTACATCCACAAGGCGATCGCCGCCGACATCGAGCTCTTCGACGTCCAGGGCATCGGCGTCGATCGCTACAACGCCAGCCAGTTGACCGTCGACATGCAGGCCGCGGGGATGCCAGTGAAATTTTACCCGCAGACGTTCCTCGGCATGTCGCCGCCGGCAAAGCAGCTCGAGCGCATGGTCGTCGGCCGCAGCTTCGATCACGCCGGCCATCCCGTCGCGCGCTGGATGGCGTCGAACGTCGCCGCCGCCGAGGATCACAACGGCAACATCAAGCCGAGCAAAGAGCGTTCGAAAGAGAAGATCGACGGCATCACCGCCCAGGTCATCGCCATCGGCATGACGCTCGGCGAGCCCGAGGATGCCGGTCACCCGTTCGTTCCTTCGGAGGTCGCATGAATTTCCGCGCCGGCCTCCGCACCATGATCGGCGCCAGCGAACCGGCAGCGCCGCCACCGCGCAGCCCGATCGACGACTTCTGGTACGAGAGCGCGCCCACCCGGAGCGGGCCGATCCGCGTCGCCGCCGACACCGTCATCCAGATCCCCGAGGTCTACGATACGCTGTCGGTTCTGATGCAGTCGGTGGCGATGTTGCCGTTGCCGATCTATCGCCGCCTCGACGACGGCGGCAAGAGGCGCGAGCCCCGCCACCCGCTGGCCGACATCCTTCACCATCGCCCGAACGCGACGCAGACGGCCTACGAGTTCCGCGCCCAGATGACCTGGGATCTGCTGCTGCACCGCAACGCCTTCGCCGAGATCAAGGATGGCCCGCGCGGCCCGATCGACAGCCTGACGCGGCTCGACCCCGAGCGCATCGACGTCCAATTCAAGACGCAGTCTGACGGCAGCGTCGACCACGTCTACGACTATCACCAGGACGATGGCCGCAAGCGCCGCCTGCTTCCCGAGCAGGTGTTCCACCTGCGCGCCCCACCGCTGATCAGCAACAACCTGCTCGGCCGATCCTTGATCCAGGATGGGCGCCGCACGTTCGCCCGCGCGCTGGCGATCCAGGAGTACGTGACCGAGCACTTCGAGAACGACGCCACGCCGACCAGCGTCATCACCACGGCCGCACCGTTCAAAACCGACGAGCAGGCTGCGACCTTCCGCACTCGCTGGGCGAAGATCTTCCGTGACGCCCGCAACAAGGGCTTGCCGGCCGTGCTCGACGGCACGACCAGCTTCAACGTCGTCCAGAAGGATCACGCCAAGGCGCAGGTGATGGAGGCATACAAGGAAGTCGCTCTGCAGTGCATCCGCTGGTGGCGGATGCCGCCGCACAAGGTCGGGATGCTCGACAAGGCGACGTTCTCCAACATCGAGCAGCAGGCGCTCGAGTTCGTGACCGACACCTTGATGCCGTGGCTCGTCGCGTGGGAGCAGGCGATCAGCCGCGATCTCATCATCGGCAAAGACATGTTTTTCGCGGAGCACAACGTCGGCGGCCTGCTGCGCGGCGATCTCAAGTCGCGCTACGAGGCCTATGCCATTGCGCGCAACTGGGGATGGCTCAGCGTCAACGATATCCGTTCGCTCGAAAACCAGAACCCGATTGCCGAGGGCGACGTCTACCTGCAGCCGCTCAACATGGTGCCGGCCGGCACGCAGTACGCCGAGCGCGCCGCCTTCGCCGCCTACGTCGATCGCGAGCGCGCATTGACCGAGGCGATCGAACAGTACCGCGCGCCTCGTCTTTTGGCGCAGTCCGCGACGGCTCCGCCTACCGCGGCTGCGCGCTGCCTCGCTGGCGTCGACGATGTCGAGTTTCAGGATGAGAACGCATCGGCTGCCGCCGACGTCGCGCCAGAAAGCCAGGAGACGGCACAATGAAATACCTCCGCATCCTATCCGAAGTCGCCGCGACGCCGTGGGCGATCGAGCCGGCCAAGGGCGAGGCGATGCTGTCGATGCTGCGCTTCGCGGCTCGCGGCGGCAAGCGCACGGCCGATGAGATCGACGCGATCCGCGCCTTCGACGATGAGCAGGAAACCGAGCAGCGCCGCAACCGGATGGCCGACCCCGCGCCGACGCCGGGCGGCATCGCCGTGCTCAACCTTAAGGGCGTCATCTCGCCCCGCGCCGGTGGCATCGGCCGCGCGCTGCGCTCGGTCGTCGGCGACACCAACATCTCGGCCGTCGTGATCGACGTCAACAGCCCCGGCGGCAACGTCCATGGCGTCACCGAGCTGGCGCAGCAGATGCGCGCCGCGCGCGGCGCCAAGCCGATCATCGCCTGCGTCTCGCCGATTTGCGCCTCGGCTGCCTACTGGATCGCCAGCCAGGCCGACGAGATCGTCGTCACCGAGAGCGGCGAGGTCGGTTCGATCGGCGTCGTCGCCTACCACGAGGACATCTCGCGGATGCTCGACGCCGAGGGCGTGACGCCGACGATCATCCGCTCGACGCCGGAGAAAATGGAAATGCATCCGTCGTTCCCGCTGACCGAGGGCGCCAAGGCGCACCTGCAGGGCGAGATCGATCGCTACTACGGCATGTTCGTCGCTGACGTCGCGGCAGGCCGCGGCGTCAAGGTCGGACAGGTGACGTCCGACTTCGGCTCAGGCCGCATGGTCGGCGCTCGCGAAGCGGTTCGCCTCGGCATGGCCGACCGCATCGGCACACTCGACGACGAACTCGCCCGCCTCAGCGCGAAGGCGAGCAAGGGCATGGCGGGCAGGGCCCGCCGCGCCTTCGCGCTTTCTTGATTTCCGCGAGTGCCGACGGCTTCGCCTACCGGCATCGCGGCGCTGCCTCGCGGGCGCATTCTCGCCCCGCGATCTTCGATCGCCACCATGGAGGGCAATATGGCCCGTGAAGTGTATCTCGACGGCATGAAGTGCATCGGAGCGACCAAAGTTCGGTTGAATCCAGATCGCATGATCGTTGGCGCTTGCGGCCCGGCAGGCTTCGTGACGATGCCAGTCCACGACAGTGCGGGCAATGTCATCCGCCATCAGGAGTTCGAAGGCGGCATCAACGTCATTGATTATCCGCCCGCGAAGCGGGCGAGCGCCCAAGCGGGCGCCGGCCGGTAGGCCGCCCTTTCGTACACAGTAGCGTCAGCGTTCAATCCGTGCCGCCGGCCACCAGGTCCGCGCGGCCGCAAGGTCGCGCAAACCAATCAGGAGAACCAAATGAATCTCAGGGAATTGCTGGCTCGGCAGGCCGAGCTGAAGCAGAAGGGCAAGAAGCTCGCCTACGTCAACGGCCAGAACGACGCCGGTGGCCTGCGCGATCTGACCGCCGAGGAAACGACGGCGCTCGATGCGGTCTACGCCGAGCTCGACGCGATCGAGCCGAAGATCGACGCGGCCCGCGCCAACGCCGAGCGCCTTGCGCGCCTCGAGGGCTCGACCGCTCTCGGTACCGGCACTGTCGTCCCCGTCGCCCGCAACATCCAGGTCGGCGACGACCGCCGCACCCAGGATCCGACCTGCGGCTTCGAGAGCCTCGGCGACTTCGCCGTCGCCGTCCGTCGCGCTTCGCTGCCCGGCGGCGCTGCCCGGCTCGACGACCGACTGGCGTTGATGCAGGCCGCGGCGCCGGCAAACACCCACCGCGAGGGCTCGTCGCAGGAAGGCTACATGGTGCCGCCCGAGCATCGCGACCGCATCTGGCAGGCGGTCTCCGGCGCCGACGACAACCTCTTCGAGCAGTCCGACGTCGAGCCGACCAACTCCAACATGGTCACCGACGTTGTCGACGAGACGACGCCGTGGGGCGGCAACGGCATCACGGTCGCCATGCGCTCCGAGGCAACCGCAATGACGGCGTCGCGACTGACGCCCGAAGTGCCGCGCAGCGTCCGACTGGACGAGCTCTATGCCTACGTGGTGGCATCCGAGGAACTGCTCGAGGACGCGCCCCGTCTGACGCGGCGCCTCGAGGTCAAGGTGCCCGAGGCGATCGCTTGGAAGCTCTCCGACCTCGTGCTCTACGGCAACGGCGTCGGCGCGCCGCTCGGCATCTATAACTCGGGCGCGCTGATCTCGGTCGCCAAGGAAGGCTCGCAGACCGCCGACACCATCGTCGCCGAGAACATCGCCAAAATGTACATGCGGCTGCTGCCGGGCTCGATCCCGCGCGCGTATTGGCGCATGAACAGCGACTGCCTCATGCAGGTCATGCAGCTCAAGTTCGGCGACGGCCGGCCGATGTGGTCGCCCGACTACCGCGAGGCGCCGGGTGGCCGTCTGCTCGGTCTCCCGATCGTGTTCAGCCAGCACGCCAAGACGCTCGGCGATAAGGGCGACATCGCTCTGATGGACATGAAGGGCTACTACGGCCTGCGCCGCAGCGAGGTCAAGCGGGCGGAATCGATCCACATCTACTTCGACCACAACCTCAAGGCCTTCCGCAGCGTGCTCCGGATCGGCGGCCAGCCGCATCTGCGCACGCCGGTGTCGCCGAAGAACGGCACCAACACGCAGAGCCACTTCGTCACGCTCGACGAGCGCGCTTAATCGCGCTCTAGCCGCGGTCGCGTACGCCTCCGGCTACACGCGCCGCGACGGCTGCCTCGCGGTCGAAGTCCCTCACACGGCCTTCGGCCGCTCCATATTCGAGTGCGTCACACCCACGGCCCCCACCGTCGCCAGCCGGATACTGACTGGCGCTGCGGTAGGCGGAGCCGTCGCAGTCGCCAGAAACCAAGGAGCACAAAATGCTGAACCCGAACATCCCCGGCAGCGACGAGGCTGCCATCGTCGGCGTCATCGATCCCGACGTCCACACCGCCGCTGCCTACTCGACCGGTTACATTTCCATGGTCACGTTCCAGAAGATCATGGCGATCATCATGGCCGGCACGCTCGGCTCGTCTGCAACCCTCGACGCCAAGCTGCAGCAGGCGCAGGACAGCAGCGGAAGGCGATCACGCAGTTGACCGAGGCCGGCACCGATAGCGACAAGCAGGCGATCATCAACTGCCGCGCCGACGAACTCGACATCGCCAACGGCTTCACCCACGTGCGACTGACGATGACCGTGGCGACGGCGACCTCGGACGCCGGCGCGCTCGTGCTCGGCTTCCTGCCGCGCTACCGCAAGGCGTCCGACAACGACGCGGCGACGGTCGACGAGATTGTTGCTTAGCTTTTAGTTGGCGCGGTCCGCAACGCCTTCGGCTACTGCGGCCGCGCCGGCTACCTTCCCGGTCGGCAATCTCACCTCGCGATCTTCGATCGCTCCTATCAGCATTGCAGCGTGCGGACGCGGTAGGCGGAGCCGTCGCGGACCGCAAAGGAGAAATCCATGCTAGTGAAATTCAAAGAGGCGCGCGTCGTGCAGGATGAGCACGCCGGCACGCCGCAGGAAACCCGCTTCGAGATCGGCCGCGAATACGATCTGCCGACGGCGAGCGCGCAGCGCTGGATCAATCGTGGCGCCGCCGATGCGGTCGCGGTTGCAGCCCCTGCGCCGAAGGCCAAGAAGGTCGAGGGCGAGGTCGACGCGCCCGCCGCATCGCCCGCCCCGCCGTCCGATACGTCGGCCGACGTGCCGCCCGCGGCTGAGCCGGCAACCAGCGCCGCGCCCGCTGCCGATACCGAGACGCCGCGCCAACGTCGCGCCCGGCTCGCCAAGCTCGCCGAATAGCGTCCGCACGTCCGCCAGCCAGCATCGGGCACGCCCATGAACCTCGAGCGCACCACGCCGCCCGCCGAGGCGCCGGTCACGCTGGCCGAGGCCAAGGCGCAGTTGCGCGTGCTGACGTCCGACGAGGACACGCTGATCGGCGCTCTCGTCGACACGGCGACGGCACTGCTCGACGGGCGTAACGGGATGCTCGGCCGCGCCGTGGTCACGCAAGCATGGCGCTACAAGATCCACGCCTTCCCGCGCTCGATCGAGTTGCCGCTGCCGCCGCTCCAGGCGGTATCGTCGATCACCTACCTCGACACGGCCGGCGTCTCGCAGACGCTGGCGGCCGACCAGTACATCGTCGACACCGGCACCTTCGTCGGCCGCATCCGCCCGGCCTACAACATCGTGTGGCCGGTGACGCTGCCGATCGAGTACGCGGTCACCGTCAACTTTACCGCTGGCTACGGCGCCGCGATCGCCGTGCCGCGCACCATCAAGCAGGCGATCCTGATGATGATCACGCACTGGTTCTACAATCGCGGCAGCATCGGCGCCATGCCCGAGGGCACGCAGTTGGCGGTGGAGGCGTTGCTGAGCGGTGAGAGATTGATGACTGTTTGAATTCCGCGAGTGCCGACGGCTTCGCCTACCGGCATCGCGGCGCTGCCTCATGGTCGCGTTCTCGCCTCGCGATCTTCGATCGCTACTTTGGAGATGATGAGATGGCACAGCAGGTTTGCCATTTGCGCGTCCGCATTCCGTTCTGGTGCTTTCCGGCGGTTCGCGCGCTGATCTTTGTGATGATGCCGATCCTTGCGCTGGCGAACTGGATCGCCAGCCGCGTTCGTGTCGTCGCCGAGTAGTCCACCAACGTCATGAGGCGCCAAGCGGCGCCCGGCCGGTAGGCCGCTTTTTGCGACCAAAGGGAGCACACAATGGCCGATCTCACCCAAACCGCCGCCAGCGTCGTCGCAGGCGCGACGGCGCAGACCGCTCACGGCATCGCCGGCGCCACCATCACCGCCGGGCAGCCGCTTTATGCCGACGCTTCCGATGGTGGCCGATTGAAGCCCGCCGACGCCAACGCCTCGGCCGTGACCGCCGCCGTGGTTGGCATCGCGCTGCACGCCTCACTCGACGAGCAGCCGATCGCCTACGCCCGCGTCGGCCTCATCAATCTCGGCGCGCCGCTGACGGTGGGCCAGATCTACGTGCCCTCGGCGACCGCTGGCGCCATCGCGCCCGTCTCCGATCTCGCCACTGGCCACTACGTGACCATTCTCGGCGTTGCGAAAACAGCCGCCGAGCTTGATCTCGCGATCAACGTCTCGGGCATCGCGAAGCCGTAAGGCCGACCGAGCGCACCCGTCATGCTCCGGCCCCCAAAATTCGGCGCGAAGTCGAAACCGATCTCGGCCGGCGATCTCACCGAGATCGTGTCGATCGAGGCGGAGACGCTCGCGGCCGACGGCTATGGCGGGCGCGCGCGGACCTGGGCGCAGCTCACCCGCGCCTGGGCGAAGATCGCACCGATCGCGGCGCGCGAGGCCGTCGACGACGGCGCCGAGCGCCACGTCGCCACCTACCGCGTCACGCTTCATCGCAACACGTCGATCACGGCCGGGATGCGCATCGCCTGGGGCGCCATGATCCTCGATATCGTCGAGGCGCCGCCGGTGCCAGCGAGCCAGTTGTTCATGGTGCTGGTCGCCGAAAGCAATCCCAACGCCGTGCCGGCGGAAGTGCCGGACGCCGGCGAAGGCGGCCCGGTCGGCATCTGGGGCCTGATTTTCCCACCCATGCAGGAGGCCGCCTGATATGAGCGATACCGCCGTCAATTACACGCCAGGGTCTGGTGGCCAGGCGGCTGTCGACCGCATCAGCGGCGTCGATTTCCCGCGCCTGAAACTCGCGGTCGGTCCTGAAGGCACTGCGAACCATGCTGCAACTGGTGCGGGTGCTGTCGGTGCCGACGTGCTACGCGCGACGCTGGCGTCGAACGATCCGGCCGTCGCGGCCCTCGTCTCGATCCTTGCCAAGATCTTGGCGGCGCCGGCGACCGAGGCCAAGCAGGACACGCTGATCGCGAAGGATTTCGCGACGCAGACGACGCTCGCGGCCGTGCTCGCCAAGCTGATCGCGGCGCCGGCAACGGAAGCCAATCAGGCGTCGCTGAACGCGCTGGTCACCACGATCGACAGCGTGCTCGATTCAATTCTGGCGAAGCTCTCGGCCGAGCCGGCGACGGTGACCGGGCAGTCGGCGATCATCTCGGCGGTCAATCAGACGGCCTCGCAAACAACGGCGGCGGCGATCCTCGCCAAACTGATCGCCGCGCCAGCGACGGAAGCAAAGCAGGACACGCTGATCGCGAAGGACTTCGCGACGCAGACGACGCTCGCGGCGCTGCTCGCGAAGGTCATTGCGGCGCCGGCGACCGAAGCCAAGCAGGACGCGCTTGCCGCGCTGGTCACCACGATCGACGGCGTGCTCGACGCCATCGCCGCATCGGTTGCGGGCGCCACGCCGGCCGGGACGAACCACATCGGGCAAGTCGGCACGCCCATGCAGCTCGTCGACGTGACGCTGTCGCTCGACACATCGGCCTACGCCTCTGGCGACTTGCTCGCCGACGCGCAGATCGTCGCCGCGTGTGTGCGGGCCAACGACGTGCTGGGCATGTTGCAAAGCGTCACCGTGATCGACGAGGACGACCAGAAAGCCGCGCTCAATATCTTCTTCGTGAGTGCGGCCAATTCTTGGGGCACCGAAAACGCGGCACCGTCACTTTCCGACGCCAACGCCCGCGAGATTCTCGGGCCGCCGGTGACGATCGCGGTCGCCGACTATTACGACCTTGGCGGCGTAAGTGTCGCCGGAAAGGATAATATCGGCAAAGTCATCAAGCCGGGCACCGGCAGCGATGACATTTGGGTCGCGGTCGTCAATGGATCCGGCACGCCGACCTATACCGCGTCGGGCCTGCGCCTGCGCCTGGGGTTCATCTGATGTCGTTGCGCCTGGGCCCTCGTCGCGCGCTGCTGCGAACGGTAGCGTCGGCAGCCGGAAGTGCGCTGCCGGCTTACCACCAGGTCGGCGCGTCCTACTGGGCAGCATACAAGGCTGCGTATCTTGACGGCATTGTAAGCGGCACAGCGCTGTCGGTCGCTACACTCAGCGCCATGGGGGCATCTCTTTCCGGCTCGACAAAATGGATCGGCGGCGTGTTGGGCGCCGATGGAAAGGTCTACGGCGTACCCTATAGCTCAGCAGACATCTTGATCATTGATCCCGTTGCTGCCACCGCATCGCGCTCCGCCATGGGCGCGACGCTTTCGGGTAGCAATAAATGGCACGGGGGCGCTCTCGCGGCGAATGGCAAGATATACTGCGCCCCAAGACAGTCGGCGGACATTCTCATTATCGATACGCTCGCCGCCACCGCATCGCGCTCCGCTATGGGCGCATCTCTCGAAACGGATGGTTGGGCAAGTGCCTGCCTAGGCCCCGACGGCAAAATTTATTGCCTGCCGTATGACGCAGAAGATATTCTGATCATTGATCCAGTCGCCGCCACCGCATCGCGCTCCGCTATGGGGGCGACGTTTCCGACCACCGGCGCGAAGTATGTGTCGTGTTGCTTGGGGCCCGACGGGAAGATCTACGGCATTCCCTACAACGCAGAAGAAATCTGCGTGATCGACACCGTTGCCGGCACGGCGACGCTGACGAAAATGGGGGCGACTATAACGGTCGGGAGCGCGAAATGGCACAGCGCGTCGATTGGGACAAACGGCAAAATTTACGCGGTGCCGCTGAACGCGACAGATATTCTGATTATCGACACTGTTGCTGGCACTGCGTCTCGTTCTGCTATGGGCGCAACGCTTTCTGGCAGCAACAAGTGGGTTGGTTCAGCTTTGGGTCCGGACGGCAAGATCTACGGAATGCCGTTTACGGCGGATGATTTCCTGATCATTGATCCGGTCGCGGACACCGCGTCACGCAACGCTCTGGGGCATACGTTCACAACCGATTACTGGGAGGGCGCAGTGCTGGCGCCGAACGGTAAAATCTACGGCATACCGTTTATTGCGACCGATATAATCATCATCGGGAATGGTGACGCTGTGCCGTTGGCGGCCGCCGCATCGGGTTGGCTCAATGGAGGGGTATGATCAGTTGTGCTCTGGCGGCGAGACGCCCTCTGGCATCGAAACTGATATCGCAGCGAGTGTTTTCGCGGGCGCCAACAACCTGAGCAGCAAACCTCTTGAATGTGAGAGACGCAAGGTCGAGGAATTTGATGTGAGATCGTGTGCGTGGGACTGCAATGCCAACTCGATGGAACACGCGCTCGCGATCAGGCGAAAGATCTCCAGCCGGCGGATCCCAAATGAACCGGTCGGCACCCAGACACATCAGATGGGAATGCAAGGCTTTGTATATTTTCCGTTCCAACGTCGCCCACCTTGCGCTGTTCAAGTACCAGCCAACGCCTCTTGGGGATGTCCGCCAGGAGTTGCTGCCGTTGCTACGCCAGACGATGGTAGGCCGCATCGCCATGTAAACGGGTCGATCAAGGCAGAGCGTGCGGAGGCGCTCCTGCCAGACGACATCGTCCACATATGCCAACGTCGAGAAGTCAAGTCCCTTGTGGGCTCGCCAGAATAATCCGGCGTTGGTGGCCCCAATTGAATAAAACAGTGCAGCAAAAAATCGCAACTGGTCGATTGGTCCTTCGCTGTATTGCCCTCCGTATTGAGTTGCCGCGCTTAAATCTCCGGGGCCATCGCGTTCCCCGCCAGTCTCGATCAAATGATCGCGCAGTAAGACGTCGCACCCTGAGCGATCCAGGATCGCTATGGAATCAGTCAGGTGGTCGGAGAGGTAATAGTTGTCGTCCTCAAGTACGCAAACAAAAGACGATTCATCATCCGCATGTAGAGAAAACGCGCCATCCAGATTAGCAGAAATTCCCATGTTGGTGGGATTGGGCACGTAGTCGATGCGATCATCCGCGATGGCTCGGCAAACGCTTTCGCCTTCGCGTTCCGGGGAATCATCGAGGACAACGGCCCGCCAATCAGCGTGGGTCTGTTGGATCAAACTCCGGAGTGCGCGTTCTAAAAGAACGGGCCGCTTGTACGTAGGCACTCGAACGCCAACCAAATTCGCCATGGAATGCCCCCTCCAAAATGCACCCGCACCTTAGACCGGAACAGCACCCATGGCCAAGTCCCGCCTGACCGGTGCCGAGGGGGTCATCCAGAACTTTGTCGAGATGCCCGACAACGTCCGCGCAGGCATCGTCGACGCGCTGGCCGAGGCGGGGCAGTTGATCCAGGCGACGGCGGTGGATCTCGTGCCGCGTGACAGCGGCAACCTCGCCGAAGTGCTCAACCGGCCCGAGGGCATCAGGATCAACGAGGATCAGATGCGCCTTGAGGTCGGCCTGATCACGCCGCAGCAGAAAAAGGACGGCTGGTACGCCCACTTCGTCGAGTTCGGCACCAAGGGCTACAAGGCCGGATGGAAGCGCATCGCCGGCCGCACCCGCGCCGGCAAGGGCGTCCGCCGCGCCACCGTCGGCACCGACCAGTACGATCCGAACAACCCGCGCGCCCGCCTGCTCGGCGGCGGCGCCAAGCTGCGCACCGTCAACCGCGACGTGCCGGCGCGTCCTGCGCGGCCGTTCCTGCGCCCGGCAATGGAGATGAACGTCGGCCGCCTGCGCGAGCTGCACGGCAAGGCGCTGGTGACCTCGGTGCTCAAGAGCGGGCGGGTGTTGGTCAAGAAGCTGCTGTCGGCGCCGGGTGATTGATTTTTTGGCACTTCCGCGCCGCAAGTGCGCGCTACCGCGCGGGCGCCAGTCGGCGCCTTGCCGCTGCGCGGCGAAGTGGATGTTGAACCTGCGGCAGCGAAGCTGCCGAGCGGGCGACTGCCCGCCGGCCGGTAGGCCGCGCGAGAAAAGAAAGCGCGAGGCGCCATGTCTGTGACCTTGGAGCTCCAAAAAGCCATCCTCGATGCGCTCGGCGTGGCGCTGGCCGGGATGTCGCCGGCGGTCACCGTCACGCAGGACGCCGCCCGCGAGCAGTCGTTTCCCTACGTCGCGCTCGACCGCATCATCGGCCGCGCCTCCGACACGCTCGCCCGCGCCTACACGACCCACGCCGTCTATCTGTCGGTGTGGTCGCGATACGAGGGCACCAAGGAGGTGCTCGCGATCATCGGCCGCGCCTCCGACGACGGCGTTGGCGGCAGCGGCATCAAGGGCGCCCTCCACAACGCCCGCCTGGCGCTGGCCGCGGGCAAATGCATTTCGTGCCGCGTCATCTCCGACGAGGTCAGC